CACCGTCAGCATCGAATGCCTTGATGGGGTTTGCCGACTTGCAGGTGATGAATCGACCCTGCCCTTCCTTCTCTGCCACGGCAATGCCGAGTTCTTCCAACGCCAGTACAGCAGCGTCAGAGAGGTTACACAGGTTCACCTGATATTTGTTTGAAAGGTCATTTGGCTTATCAAGTTGTGCCCACATGATATCGGCCTTCAGTTTAACAACGTTTTCCATTTTCATTTCCTTTCCAAGTAAGAAATTGCTCTCTTTAAAGAATCTAAGCTGTCTTCAAAAAGTCCGAGTCCTTGATTGCACTTTTGGCAAAGAAGTCCTCTAACACGCAGTGTAGCGTGACAATGATCTACATACAAGTCCTTTCGTTTGGTGTTTGCAAATTTTTTCTCGCAGATCGCGCATGCTTCGTTTTGCTGAGCAAGCATTTCACGATATTGGTCAATTGTAATTCCATATGTTCGTATCAATTCTTGATTTTTTACACGTTCTAAATTCTTAGACTTCCAGTTGAGGGAAGCCTGCCGACTTCGTTTTTTAGCAGCATCTGTCTTATTTTTATAAGATGTTTGCTCAATCGTACACTGTCTGCATCTTGCAGTATAAACTATTGGTTTATTTTTTCGTCTAACCTCATAGAATTTATCTATGCTTTTTGTCTGTAGACATTTGGTACAAGTCTTATTCATCTAGAATTCCTTTACACAAATGCCCATGTTATATCAGATTTGCGACATCTTTGCAGCTTCGTGGTGAAGGACACATTATAGATATGTCACTTCGGTTTGGTCAACACCTTCGTTCTCGGTGTTGTTTATTAGCAACTTCTTTGCTGCGTCTACGTAGTAGCTGTAGTCAATGTCGTTACTAAAATCTTCCATGTTGTTGCAGGTCTTCAACAGATAGTCTGTGTCGATGCCGATCCGTCGAGCGTCACCGTCCGGTGTCAGCGCAGGCATTATCTTGATGAGCTTGCCTCCGTTGATGCTTGCGTAGTAGCGACAGATGTTCTGCTGCTGCACTTCGCTGCCATCTTCCTGCACCAACACAAGGCGACTGCTGCGAGGCACCTTCGTTCGCATCATGAAGTCGTGAGTGCGATGGGCATTGGCACGAATGTAATATTCGATATCAGTTCCGTCAAGCATGTGAGCTTCAGCAGCTTTGGGGATGATGAGTCCACCCTGATCCTGATGCCACCCGAGTCCTTCATACTGATACGCGCCTTTGCGTTTCGTCTTACCGTTGGTGTAGACAGCGATGTAGTTGTTGACGTCGCGAATAAACATCTTCGAATACTCGGCAAACTCCAACTCAAGCCCAACGTTTTCCTGCCATTGCTTGCACGCAGTGTCGTACCACCGACGATACTTCTTTGGGAACTTCACCGTGATGCCGTCGGTGTTGACCTGAATAATCTGCATGCCACGAATCTTGAGCAACTGCTCAGCAAGATAGCACAGGCTAAGCTGACCGTTGATGGTGATGCTCATCGTGTACTGCGGGTCGTAGAAGGGGCTGTACTGATTGTTGCTATCGCCATACACACCGTTCAGAGCAAGCTTCAACATGGCATTCTCAGCCGTGCCTTTAGCGTAGCTCTTGCGCTGATTGTAGACGTCCTCGTAGATGTCACAGAACTTCTCGGACAGATGCTTCGGGTAGACGCGATTGGCAATAGCAATGTTCGGATACATTGATGACACGTCAGCATCAACGATGATGTTGTCGTCGTCAGCTTCGACGATGGTGTTCTCTAAACTGCCGTGGATGCCACCAGTGCCGAAGTCGAAACGGAAATCATCGACGATGACATTGAGGTTGTCAGCTTCTTTCCAACACATCCAGTGGCTATGCTGAACTTCGCCTTTCTTCTTCGCCTTCAACTCCACCTTCTCCACCCATCCAAGCGGATGCTGTTGCTTGAAGTCGTCAATGTCTTCGAATGATGGCACTCGTGGAAACTTCTTGCGCTTCGTGTAAAGCTGCGCGTATTGCGCTACGTCACCGAGATCGGACTCGTCAATCTCAGAGAAGACGCCTTTTGTTTCGCTGATCTTTTGCTTTGCAAACCAATCGAACACAGCCTGAAACTCAGGGCGATGAAAGTCGTAATAATCAAAGAGACACTCCTTGACGTTGATGACTTTGCGCTTCGTCTGATTAATGCTGCGTCGACCTTTGTTGTCGTAGCTGTAGCAGCTACCCGGCAACTCTTCTTCAAGGCGCATGATGAAGTAGTCTTTGCCGATCTTCGTGTCGTTGTGATTGAGGAAGTTACGCCCGTACTTCTGCGTCAACTCTTCACGAAACTTAAGCGCACTCTTGCTCTCGTTGTAGAAATCAAGCGTACGAATAACGTCGTGTTTGTTGTACGACAGCAGCGTGTCGATCTGCTCGTCAGACAACTGCGTGCCCACCTCGAACGGCAAGTCTTCGATGGTGTCGCTTCGCATATTAAACTGAAGCATCTTCAACGAAGTGGCGCGTGCTTTGTTGTCGAAGTGATGGATTTTGTACAGATCAATCTGTGGCACATGCTCGTCAGCAGTGCGAATGATGTGCTCAAACTTCTCATCGCTGTTGATGAGTTCCATCGCTTTCTTGTAGGCACGCACAGCCACGGCTTTGCCGCTCACCGTGACAGCCTTCTCGCGTACGCTCAACAGATCATGAACGACAGGATAGTCAAAGCCAATATTGTTGAAGCCGACCATACGGTGTCCATGTTCGCGCAGCTTGTCAAGAAACGAAAAAAGATCCGTAGCTTGATTCTTTCGTTGCGAGCATTCAAACTGTACAAACTCAGATTTGTCAGCGGCGAGCGCAACAAAGCTGAAGCAGTTTGGATAGGTTTCGATGTCATAGATGTAGTCCATCAGATGCTGCGAAAGATATCAAAGAGGTTGAGAAGGAAGTTGACGATGCTCATCAATAGTTCTGCCATTTAATTGCTCCATGATGTTTTGTCGTTGAAGATCAGTCATTCTAGTCCACTGCACGATTTCGTCAACGGTGCGCTTACACCCGGTACAGATGCCGTTGTGTAAGCGACACACTCTGATGCAGGGCGTGATCAAAGTACATCGTCCTCGTCGTCATCGGGCGGCGGCGTGTACTCAAACATGCGTCCTGTCTCTTTGGTGTAGAGCAGCGAACACGCAGGCCCGGTCATGCCGCTGTAGCGATTCTTCAGCACGCGCAGGTATGTGGTGTTGCGCTTGGTCATGTCTTCTTCCTGACCGTTGCGCTCTGCACCGAGAACGATGTCGCTAAGCTGAGCGATAGATCCGCTGCCGCGAAGCTGTGCAAGCGATGTGGCTGCGCCTTCTTCGTGACCACGTCCATCGGGTCGCTTCAGGTGCGAAACGGCGAACAATGCGATGTTTGTTTCTTGCACCAACATGCGAAGCTTCGTCATGATCTCGTCGATGGCTTTGCGCTCGTCGCCGTTCTCTTGCGCGGAGACGATGATCGATATGTGATCGACGAAGACATACTTGCAGTTGAGTGCCTTCGCCATGTAACGAACACGGTTGACGATGTTGTCTACGCTCGTGCTGCCGAAGTGGTCGAACAGAAACAGTCGTCCTGTGCCGAGTGTGCGTTCGAATGCATCCTTGCGTTCTTCGTCACTTGCCACCGTGTCGGGCAGATGCAAAGGCTTGTTGGCAGCAAGCGACATGACAGACAAGCCCGTCTTGCGAATGCCTTCTTCAAGAAACATCAAGCCGATATTGTCGTCGGTGTTGCAGAGAATGTGCCAAACAATTTCACGAAGTAGCTGCGACTTACCCAATCCGCTACCCGCAGTGACGGTGACAAGCTCACCGTGACGAATACCATACGTCAACGCATTGAGTCCGTCCCACGGATACATGCACTGTGCAGGCGCAGGAGGGGTCGACACCAAGTCCCACAAGTTATTACCGGCGACAATGCCGTCGGGGATGTAAGCTTCAGCACTCCACCACCGCTGCACGAAGATTGCTTCTTTATTTGCAGCAACGTAGTCGCATGCGTCCTTCATGTCGACGTCATGCTTATACACCTTCGCCTTGCTGCCGAAGAGTTCGGCAACTTCCTTCGCCGCCTTCTTTCCCGGCTCGTCGTTGTCGAAACAGACGACGATGTTCTCGAAGCTGTTGAGCCATTCGTATGCTGCGCGGCAGTCCTTCAACGCCCCTGTAGCACCGTTGCGGATGCTGACGCAGGGCCATTTGCTGCCGGTAGCTTGGAAGACCGCTAGAGCGTCGAATTCGCCTTCGGTGATGGTGATGTACTTGCCGCCGCTGCTGAAAAGCTGCTGACCAAACAGCGTCGACTTACTCCAGTCGCCTTCAGTGGTGAATTTCTTCTCGTGTTTGTTGCGTACTTTTGCGGCAACAAGCGTGCCGTTATCGTCGTAGTACGGGAAATAATAGTTGTTGCTGTCTGATGTTACACCGAAGCGCTCAGCCGTTGCTTTGGTAAGCCGTCGTGCGCTGACGGCAGGAGAGTCGTTGTCGTCGAAATGACTTTTAAAATTCATGTTCACTTTCTTTGATGAGGGTTTCGAATATTGAATGACAACATCGTCATCCGGCGGAGTGAAATGGT